AAGGGCGATACCGTCCTTAATAGTAGGCGTCGAATCCGGCCCGATGTACCCGACACGATCCCTTTCAAAGGAATCTTGGGTGTACGTGAGTGCTCCAGGGGTAAGTGACATGCTTGGATTTCTCCATGGTGGGTTGCTATATAGGAAATCCTATATAGTGGACTAACGGATCTTTTGAAGTAAAAGACCCGTGGCGTCGAGAACGCGCGTTAGGTTACTAAAACGAAAGTCGTTTTTGATAACAATTCGCGGACTCGGCAGGGTAGTCGCACGATTGCGAGAGTTAAGAGAGGCTTTATAACTCCCAAAACCCGGTACGTTGATAGTCCATCCAGTTGGGGCTGAAATCCCAACTATATTGGCTTCCATCGTATTCGTTCTCTCAATCGTAGCGGCAGTCCCAAGCTGTTTTACACCAAGAGACGGAGTAATGGCACCGACAAAATCCCCAATATTAGCGAACCAGTCGACGACAAACGAATATGGTATAAGTTCCCAAGGCAAGGTAAGTCAATTCTTGCCTGAGAAACCGATGTTATTAAGCATCGTTATATCATATTCGTCAAGGGACATAACCCTAACACTAAGCGTATCGGTAGATGTTATACCGACAGTTTCAGTAAGAGAGCTATAGTTCCAAGTCACCGTATCATAGGAGGTGCGACTTAAGGTACCACTGTTACTACGAGTTGTTCTGCGTAGTGGACCAGTGGGCTTCTTAAGCCCTTCTACAACGTTATTAACGTCATTTATAAGAGGTAACAGTCCATACCTAACAGCAAGCCATGCCGAAGCTAAGTTCTTTATCTTCGACGGAAGCTTGTTGCGAGGAGGGACTATCTTCTTAATACTTCCTAGTAAACCAGGAAGAAGTGACGCAGCCTTATTGGCTTCAGCCAAGGACTCGTAGAGATCAGGGCCTTCACGGCCACGAGCGCTAAGAACCTTAGTCGAATGTTCAATAAGGAGGTCATTAATCTCTTCCCCTGTAAAAAGAGGAATAGGATTGAC